AACGTAATTCAAGTTGATGGAACTACTGTTACAGCGATTTGGCAAGGTGGATCTGCTCCAACAGGTGGAAACACTTCATCACACGATGTGTATTCATACACAGCAATAAAAACAGCAGCATCAACTTACACAGTTTTAGCAAGTCTAACACAATTTGCATAAGGAGAAGAAAGAATGCCACTAAACTCAACTCGTGGAGCCGCATCCGCAAAAGGATTTGGATTTACAGGAGGACCTGGAGCAAAATATATTATAGCAACAGGCGGAACAGAGACTACATGTGGAAATTTTAAAATACATACTTTTACAGGACCTGGAACATTTACTGTATCAGCATTAGGTAATCCTAAAGGTTCAACAACTGTAGATTATTTAGTAGTAGCTGGTGGAGGAGGTGGAGCACCTTCAGGAGGAGTAGGTGGTGGAGGAGGTGGAGCTGGAGGATTTAGACAATCTTATCCAAATCCAGGTACAGGTGGTTTTCCAGTAACAGCAACAGGATATCCAATAACAGTAGGTGGTGCAGGATCTCCTTCTATTTTTTCATCAATAACATCAACTGCAGGTGGAGCAGGTGGACCAGGCAGTCCAGGTGGAGGAGGTACAGGTAGTCCAGGTGGATCTGGAGGAGGAGGTGGTGGAGGAAATAGTGGAAATTGTAAAGCTGGGGGAACAGGAAATTCACCTCCTGTAAGTCCATCTCAAGGAAATAATGGCGGAATAGGAGCTGGAAATTCTGGAGCACAATGGGTCGGAGGTGGTGGAGGTGGTGGAGCTAGTAATACAGGTAATAATCACCAGCCCCCTTTTGGTGGTGGAGGAGGTGGAAGTGGCACTGGAACATCTATTAATCCAAGTCCTACAGTTGGAGGATCTGGACCTAGTCCAAGTTTAAGATATTTTGCTGGTGGTGGAGCTGGAGATGCTCCTACTACTGTTCAACCAGGTGGGACAGGGGGAGGTGGAAATGCAGGATCTAATGGATCTACAAATACTGGAGGAGGTGGTGGATCTGGTCCAGTTAGCACTAATGGAGGATCTGGTATCGTTATAATAAGATATAGATTTAAATAAAATTATGGCTCACTTTGCAAAAATATCAGAAGATAATGTAGTATTAGCAGTATTAACGTTAGACAATATTAATATATTAGATGAAAACGGTGTTGAAAAAGAAGAAATAGGACAACAATATTTACAAACACATAATAACTGGCCAGCTCATTTATGGATTAAAACATCTTATAATACTAGAGGTGGAAAATATTATAATTTAGATAATACTTTAGGTGATCAATCAAAAGCTTTTAGAGGAAATTATGCAACAATAGGAATGACTTGGAATAGTGATAAAAATGCTTTTATTTCACAAAAACCTTATAATAGTTGGATATTAAATCAAACAACATTTACTTGGGAGCCTCCAATTCAAGAACCAGAACAAACATATACAATAGTTAATGGAATACAGTATCCAGATATTTATACTTGGAATGAAAATACATTAAATTGGGATAAGACAGAATTTAAAATAACTCCTATTTTAAATGATGATCCAAACATGTTTAATGCACTAAGACTTTAATATTTTACTTTTATATTTAATTATAGTATAAAATTTTAATGCAAAAGAAAGTACTGTCAGAAATTGATTTATATCAAGGATATGTTTCAATGCCTGAAGATTTTGAAATAGATAGAGATGAATTACAAATAAATATTTTTTCTTCTTTTATAAAGAAAGATACAATTAGCAATAATCTATTGGATTATTCTTCTTTAGACTATAAAGTTCCATTTTCAAGATCATTAGGAATGTTAGATACTTATTTAATAGAATTTTTTAAAAAAAATTATAATAAAAATTTAGTTAGTAAAGAATGTTTTGGTAATTTATATATTTTAGGAGAACAATCTATTTTAAGAAGATTAGTAGAACCATTAGATTTAAGAAATTCAGCAGATTATACTTGTGTATACGGAGTTAATATAGAAGAAAATTCTTGTAATATAATTATTGAATATAATGACAACAGAAGAAAAAATAGAATCTGGGCAATACCAATGAAAAATAATTATTTTATAATGTTTCCTTCAATACAAAGATATTTTATTACAAAAAATAAAACAGGGAAAATTAATACAGTTCTAACTATAACTTATGAATCTATCTAACTATTATTACTATTTTAAATCTGCTTTAACAAATAGATTTTGTGATGAGGTTATTAAATATGGGTTACAACATAAAGAAGATTTAGCCATAACTGGAAATCAAGGAAAACAAAGAGATTTAAAAAATAATCCATTAAATGAAGATGAAATTATAAATTTAAAAAAGAAAAGAAATTCCAATATTGTTTGGTTAACCGATACTTGGATTTATAAAGAAATACATCCTTATATTCATGAAGCAAATAAATTAGCAAATTGGAATTTTGAATGGGATTTTTCAGAACCTTGTCAATTTACAAAATATAAATTAAATCAATATTATGATTGGCATTGTGATTCATTTGAAGAACCCTATAGTGACCCAAATAATAAAGATTCTTATGGAAAAATAAGAAAATTATCTGTTACTTGTCAACTTAGTGATGGATCCGATTATGAAGGAGGAGAATTAGAATTTGATTATAGACAGTATGATCCCCATATGAGAGATGAATCAAAACATTTAGTTAAGGCAAAAGAAATATTATCTAAAGGATCTATTATAGTATTTCCATCTTTTGTTTGGCATAGAGTTAAACCCGTAACAAAAGGAACAAGGTATTCATTAGTTCTTTGGAATTTAGGATATCCATTTAAATAATATGAATATAAATAACTATTTTACAACTCCAATATTTGTAGAACTTAAAGAAGAATTTTTAAAATCTTCTATAAAAAATACAGATAAATATATTAAAGAAGCTTATAAAAATTTAGAAGAACAAACAAAAAAAACAAATGGGTTTGGATTATCTTATCATTCAGTTAATTTATTTAATGATAATAATTTTAGAGATTTAATGACTTACATTAATCAAAAATCTATAGATTTTTTAGATGTACAAGGATTTGATATAAATAAATATAAAATGGTTTTTACTGAAATGTGGGTTCAAGAATTTTCTAGAAAAGGTGGGGGACATCATTCTACTCATATACATCATAATAATCATGTTTCTGGATTTTATTTTTTAAAATGTTCTGAAAATACTTCTTATCCAATATTTCATGATCCAAGACCAGCTGCCTTAATGACTAAATTAAGAGAAAAAAATATATTAGATATAACTCCTGCTTCAAATATGATTAATTTTAAACCAAAACCTGGAACTTTAATTATTTTTCCAAGTTATCTACCACATGAATATGTTATAGATAACGGTTCTGAACCTTTTAGATTTATTCATTTTAATATACAAGCAATAGATAAAGAAATATTAAAAAATGTATAATTTTAAAAAAGATAATTTTACTGTTATAAAAAAAGCAATTGATCCTAAAATAGCAAATTTTATTTTTAATTATTTTTTAATGAAAAGACAAGTAGCAAAAACATTATTCGAAGAAAGATTTATATCTCCATTTGAAACAATGTTTGGAGTTTGGAATGATGATCAAGTACCTAATACTTATTCTCATTATGCAGATACAGCTATGGAAACTTTATTAATTTTAGTACAACCTATTATGGAAAAAGAAACAAAATTAAAATTAATTCCAACATATTCTTATGCACGTATTTATAAAAAAGGAGATGTATTACATCGTCATAAAGATAGATTTTCTTGTGAAATATCTACTACTTTAAATTTAGGTGGTGATGAATGGCCTATTTTTATTGAACCTAATCCTAATAAAGGATTTATTAAAGACGGTAAATATATTTCAGAAAACACTAAAGGTATCAAAGTAATTTTAAATCCAGGGGATATGCTAGTATATAGAGGAAATATTTTAGAACATTGGAGAGATTCATTTAAAGGAGAAGATTGTGCACAAGTATTTTTACATTACAATAATGCCTCTACAAAAGGTTCAAAAGAAAATATATTTGATAAAAGAAAACATTTAGGTCTTCCAGCTTGGTTTAAAAAATGAAAATTACTGTATTGGGAAGAGGAAATGCTGGAGTTTTAACTGCTTTACATTATTCTAGATATACACGATATCTTAATAATCCAATTGAAGTAGAATTAATTCATGATAATGAAATTAGTCCCGTTCCAGTAGGTCAAGCAACTAATTTATATGTGCCAAAAGTATTATGGGATACTCTTGGAACTTCTTTTACAAACTTTAAAGATTTTTCATTTACTGAAAAAACAGGTATAATGTATGAAAATTGGGGTAAAAAAAATAAAAATATATGGCATCCTTTTCCTGTAGGAACTTTTGCTTTTCATTTTGAACCTGAAGAATTTCAAAATTATATAATTAATAGTTTAAAAGAAATAAAAGTTAAAAATCAAAATATACCTGATTATAATAAAATAGATTCAGATTATATATTTGATTGTAGAGGTACTCCTAAGGATTTTTCTAATTATAATGAACTTATTAATCCATTAAATCATGTATTATTATCAAAATTACCACCAGAAAAAGATTATGTTAAATGGACTAGAACAATTGCTACGCCAGATGGTTGGTGTTTTTATATACCATTAAAAAATAAAATATCCTTAGGATATAATTTTAATAATAAAATTACACCCATTGAAGAAGCAAAAGAAAATTTTAAAAAATTATTAGGGATTAAAGAAATACATAATCATTTTTCTTATAAACAATATGTAGCAAAAGAACCTATTATAGATAATAGAGTTATATTAAATGGAAACAGATTATTCTTTTTAGAACCTTTAGAAGCAACCGCTGTTTGTTCGTATATTAAATGGAATCAAATTATTTGGGATTGGATTATAAATAATAAAAAAACACCATCAGAAGCAAAAGCATGGTTATCTAATTTTGTATTTCAAGTGCAAAGTTTTATTTTATATCACTATAAAGATGGTTCAATTTATAACACAAAATTTTGGAAAGAAAGTAAAAAATTATATAAAAAAAATAATGATTTAAAATTAGATGAAATAATAAATTATGTTAAAGATAAAGATTATGATTATATTAGAAATATACACGATTTTGAATATCATGCAAAAGAATATGGTACTTGGCAAGCATGGAATATAAAATTATGGGTAGATAATGTATGACATCGATACAAATATTAACCGCAACATCAATTTGGTTTATATTAATAATAATAGTTTATAATCACTGTTCTTTTAAAAGTATTAAAAAAACATTTTATATGTTTTTTACTAAAAAATATTGGACAGATTATAATACAGTTGAATTCTTAAGTTGGTTAACAAAAGCATTAATTATTGTGCCTGGATTAATATTTAAAATACAGTTATGGTGGCTATATTTTTTTACACTATTTACAAGTTTAACATTAATATGGGCATCTAATAAAAAATTACTTCCAACATTAATAGGTTTTAATACATTATGGGTATGGATATCTTGTATGGTATTAATACAGCATTTAATGTAATATATCGCGTTACAATATAAAATAATGATATATAATAGGTATTTATGCCTTTACAAAAAATACAATTTAAGCCAGGATTTAATAAACAACAAACTGCAACCGGAGCTGAAGGGCAATGGATTGAAGGTGATAATATTAGATTTCGTTATGGAGAACCACAAAAAATAGGTGGTTGGCAACAATTAGTTAATAAAACTTTATCAGGCCCTGTAAGAGATCAACATACTTGGACTGCATTAGATGGTAAAAAATATGCAGCGTTAGGTACTTCTAAAATACTTGCAATTTATTATGAACAAGATTTTTTTGATATTACTCCACTTCAAACTGCAGTAACTGGTTGTACTTATACATCTACAACAGGATCTGCAACTGTTACTATTACAAAAGCAGGACATGGACTTGTAGTAGGTGATTATTTAATATTTTCTGCAGCAACTACTCCAGGATCTCCTACCACAAGTTATACATCAGCAAGTTTTACAACAAATACATTTGAAGTTATATCAGTACCGAGTACTTCTACTTTTACTCTTACAATGCCAACTACTGAAACAGGAACTGGTGTTACTGGTGGAGGAAGTTTATCTTTTCAAGCATATGAAATAATTGGGCCTGTTGCACAAACACCAGCTTATGGATGGGGAACAGCATATTGGGGAGGATCTATTCCAGTTTCTGTATCTACTACTTTAAACGGAGCAATTAATAATTTAGTTACAACTATTACTGTTACTTCAACTTCAGCATTTCCAGCTTCTGGAAGAATCGATATTGATACTGAATTAATTACTTATACAAGTAAAAATGCAACACAATTTTTAGGATGCACTAGAGGTGCTAATGGATCTACTGCAGCATCTCATTCAAATGGAGCAACAGTTGCAAATGCAACTTCTTGGGTGGATTGGGGAGAAGAATCTTCTACAACAAACGTTACACTCGCTCCTGGTTCATGGTCGCTCGATAATTATGGACAGGTTCTAGTTGCAACTATTAAGAATGGTAAAACTTATACTTGGGACCCATCTACCCCAGGACGATTAACTATAAGAGCAACTGTTGTAACAAATGCTCCAACAACATCAGTTTGTTCTGTGGTATCCGATCGAGATAGACATTTATTTTTATTTGGAACAGAAACAACTATTGGAGATCCATCTACACAAGATCCAATGTTTATAAGATTCTCAAATCAAGAAGATATTAATAGTTGGAATCCAACGGTTACAAATACTGCAGGAACATTTAGACTAGATACGGGCAACGAGATTATAGGAGCTGTGCAAGGTAAAGATTATATATTAGTTTTAACAGATCAAGCTGCTTATACAATTCAATTTGTTGGTCCTCCTTTTACTTTTTCAATTAGACAAGTGGGTACAAATTGTGGATGTATTGGCCAACATGCAATGATCTATGCACAAGGAGCTGTATTTTGGATTGGATTTGGTGGAGGATTCTTTGCATTTGATGGAACGGTTAAACAAATACCATCACTTGTTGAAGACTTTGTATTTACAACAACTGGAGACAATTTGGGAATTAATTACGGAGCAAGTCAAATAGTTTATGCATACCATAATTCATTATATAATGAAGTAGGTTGGAATTATGCACAAGCAACTTCTACTCAAGTAGATAGAAATGTAGTTTATAATTTTACTGAAAATACTTGGGCAACAGGATCATTAGCAAGAACGACATATCAAGATTCATCTACATTTAGTTTACCGTATGCAACACAATATAATAGAACTGGAACACCAACATTTCCAACTATTAATGGAGTAAGTAATTTATATGGTTCATCTAAATACTGGGCACAAGAAACAGGTGTTAATGAAGTAGATGCAAATGGAAATAAAACTGCAATAGCTTCTTATGTTAAATCTGGAGATTACGATATATCAGAACAAGGTTTGGCAGGGGATGGTCAACTTATTATGAGAGTTAAAAGATTTATTCCAGACTTTAAGAGCTTAGAAGGCAATGCAAAAATAACTTTATACTTTAGAGATTATCCTGCAAATAGTGAATCAACACCTTCTACAACTCCACCATTAATTACAGGTCCCTTTACAATTACA